TCTCCTAATTGTGTTAATCTTTCGTATCTGTTCTCTGTATCAAAGAACCCTAACTGCATATTTCTCATGTCTCTATTTTACCGTTTCACGACTCTTTTGTACAGGGGTTTTTAGAGATGCCCATAAGCTACTGGCACAGGCTGTCGGTGACACCAAACAGCGTCTTGAAACGCTGAAAACGGCGGCGGAACAGGCTAATGACGCATTGGCAAAAGGAGAAATCTCACAGTCACAGTACGATGCCCTACAGCGTGAAATTGTAGAAACGGAACAGGAATTAAAGCGGCTCGAAACAGCCGCCAATCAGTCTGCAACGGCTGTTCAAAAGATAGCCGCTACCGGCGAAAATCTGAAAACACTCGGCAACAACATCTCCAATGTCGGACAGAAGTTTCTGCCTGCTACCGTTGCGGTCGCAGGTCTTGGAACGGCGGCAGTAAAAACAGCCGCTGACTTTGACTCGGCTATGAGTGAAGTGGCGGCGGTGTCGGGTGCAACAGGTGATGATTTTGATTCTCTCCGTGCCAAGGCTCGTGAGATGGGTAGCAAAACAAAATTTTCAGCAACGGAAGCGGCTCAAGCGATGAATTACATGGCAATGGCGGGCTGGAAAACAGGCGATATGCTTGACGGTATCGAGGGCATTATGAACCTTGCGGCGGCATCCGGTGAAGACCTCGCCACCACCTCAGACATTGTAACGGACGCTTTAACGGCTTTCGGACTTTCTGCCGGAGATTCGGCACACTTTGCGGATATATTGGCGGCGGCAAGTTCCAATGCGAATACCAATGTGTCCATGATGGGTGAAACATTCAAGTACTGTGCCCCTGTTGCAGGTGCTTTGGGATTTTCGGCAGAAGATACAGCAGAGGCTATTGGCCTGATGGGCAACTCCGGCATCAAGTCCTCACAGGCTGGTACGGCACTTCGTTCCATCATGAACAGGCTTTCAAAAGAAGTCAAGCTGACAGGCAACGCTATCGGAACAATGACCATTGAAACAACCAATCAGGACGGCTCTATGAGGTCGCTGAACAGTATTCTTGCCGACTGCCGTGTAGCTTTCGGCAAGATGTCGGAATCCGAAAAAGCCGCCAATGCACAGGCACTTGTCGGCAAAAATGCAATGAGCGGTTTCCTTGCTTTGATGAATGCCGCACCTGCCGACATTGAAAAGCTGAACACAGCTATCACGAACTGTGACGGCAAAGCCGGAGATATGGCTGAAACGATGCAGAATAACCTTGCAGGACAGATAACCATTCTGAAATCGCAGTTGCAGGAATTAGCCATTTCCTTTGGTGATATTCTGATGCCTGCCATTCGTCAGATTGTGTCGTGGATACAGAAATTAGCTGATAAGCTGAACGGCATGGATGAAAGCACTAAAAAGACGATTGTTACTATCGGACTTGTCGTGGCGGCTATCGGTCCCGCATTGATTGTCATAGGAAAAATCATCTCCGCTGTCGGAACGATCATGACGATTATTCCGAAAGTCAAAGCGGCTATCACAGCGGTAAAAGGTGCGATGAGTGCCTTGAATGTAACCATGCTCGCCAATCCCATAGGCATTGTCATAGCGGCTGTGGCGGCATTGACGGCGGCTTTTATCTATCTTTGGAATACCAACGAGGATTTCAGAAAAGCTATCACTGCAATATGGAACGGCATCGTTAAGAAGTTCAAGGACTTTTTTCAAGGTATTACTGACAGATTAAATGCTCTGGGATTCAATTTCAAGGACTTTGGAGAAGTCGTTAAGGCTGTGTGGGACGGTTTGTGTTCCGTTTTGGCACCTATCTTTGAGGGTGCTTTTCAGCATATAGCGGACGTGCTGTCACATACACTTGACCTTATTCTTTCGGTGCTGGATATTTTTGTCGGCATCTTTACGGGCGACTGGGAAAGAGTCTGGAACGGTGTCAAGGGTATCTTTTCGGCAACCTGGAACTACATCAAGAGCTTTTTCTCCAACATTCTGAATGTCCTGAAAAACATCTTCAATGTATTTTTGGGGTGGTTCGGCACTTCATGGGAAGACCTGTGGAGCGGTGCAAAAGACTTCTTTGTGAATATCTGGAACGGTATCAAGAACTTTTTCGGCAACATCATGAACGGTATAAAAAATGTTGCACAGACGGTTTGGAATGCAATTTCCGGTTTCTTCCAAACTATTTGGAATGTTATCAAAACGATATTCACGATCGCTGTCGGTGCAATAGCAGGTGTGCTTTATGTCGCTTGGAATACGATTAAAACGGTTATTCAGACTGTATGGAATCTGATTTCCGGCTTTTTTACGACCATTTGGAACGTGATAAAAAACACCTTTATGACCGTTGTCAACGGCATCAAGAACTTCCTGAGTGCCGCCTGGAATACCATCAAAACCGTTATCGAAACCGTCTGGAATGTTATTTCAACAATCTTTTCTACCATCTGGAACGCTATCAAAAACACAGTAATGACGGTGGTCACAGCAATACAGAACTTTCTGACTACTGCCTGGAACACGATAAAAACCGTCATCGAAACTGTTGTCAATGCGATTTGGACAGTCATTTCTACTGTTTTCAATACGATAAAGAATATTATTACGGGCGTAATGAATGCTATCTATACAGTATTCTCCACTGTTTGGAATACTATCAAAACCGTTATTACAACCATTGTCGGCGGCATACAAACCTTTATATCCAATACGTGGAACGGCATAAAAAACACGATAACAACTGTACTGAATGCGATTCATACGGTCGTTTCCAACGTATTCAATGCTATCAAGAACGTCATTACGGGTGTCATGGACGGTATCAAAAATGTTATCGGCAATGTCTGGAACGGCATCAAGAATACAGTTTCCAATGTCGTGGGCGGCATCAAAGACGGCGTTTCAAATATGTTCGGCGGTATGTATAACGGTGTGAAAGGCTGCATGACGAATATTTATAATGTTGTCAGGGACGGTTTCGGCAATGTCAAAGACCATGTAATGAATGTAGCATCACAGGCTTTCAGCTGGGGTAAGGACTTGGTGGAGGGTATCGGTAATGGTATCAAAAGTGGTCTGAACTTCATCGGCAATGCTGCATCCAGTATTGGTGATAAGATACGCTCGTTCCTGCATTTATCTGTGCCAGATGAAGGACCGCTGACCGATTACGAAAGCTGGATGCCGGACTTCATTCGTGGCTTGGCACAGGGCATTGAAAACAGTCGTGGCATGATAAAATCGGCTATGAAGAATGTATCTGCTGATATGGTGCTGAATCCCCGTGCAAATATAACAGCCACTGCCGAAAATAATACTTCTGCTTTTGATATGTCGGAGCTTGTCAAAACAATCAAAACGGCTGTTTCCGGCAGCGGAACAAACGGCGGTGCAGGCGGTGATATTGTTATCCCTGTGTATCTTGGCGGCACAATGCTTGATGAGATCATCATCAACGCACAGCAAAGAGCAAATTTAAGAAGCGGAGGACGGTAATATGGCATTTACAGAATATCTGAAAATCAATGGTGAATTACTGCCGTTCCCCGACTCCTACGATTTGTCGCTCTCGTCTGTTGAGTCGGACTCCGGCGGTGAAACCGAAGCCGGAACGATTCAGCGTGATGTTGTCCGTCAGGGCGTTGTCGATATATCCGTTTCTTTTACAGTAACGGCTGCGTGGCTGAAAAAGCTGACAGTTTACTCCAAGAAAAACAAGCTGACGGTGCAGTATTTTGATACGGACACTTTATCCCTCAAAGAAACAGAAATGTACATTGATGGATTCAAGGCAAAGTTGGAAAAGGACACGAGTTACAAGGGATTATGGTCTGTCAGTTTTTCGCTGAAAGAATTTTAGGAGGTGCGGCGATTGTATCCTGTATCAGAAAATTTCATACAAGCCATTCAGAGCAACAGCCGCAGCTACTTCTGGACTGGTGAAATTACCACTAAAAAGGGACAAAAATACCGCTTTGAAAACAAAAACATTGTAAAAGGCAGCGGATATATTACCCGTCAATGCTGCGGCAACACGGAGATAGAACTCGGTACAGTCTATGCGGCTGAAATGGGCATTTCTCTTTTCACAGACATTAACCGCTACAGCTTGGAGGACGGCACAATTATAGCAATCCAATAAAATAAAAACAGACTTGACAAAGGTGGTAAGATAAAGGTAGAGGTGATTATCATGTTGAGTCAGGAAGAAAGAGAATTATTGATAAAAATCTACGAAAAGACACATGA